AAGAAGGAATTCTTTGAAGCTGCAGCCAAAGAACTTGCAGCAAGGCTTCTTGCTAAGGTCATCAAACGGACACCTGTTGGTCAGTACCCTGCTGAATCAGGGAAAAAAGGTGGAACATTAAGACGTGGCTGGACTGGTGGGAAACGATCATCAGCAGTGTCATTTGTTAATTCCATGCAGATCAGCAAGATGGGAAACACTTATCAAATTGAGATCATCAACCCTGTTGAATATGCTTCCTATGTTGAATTTGGACATAGGACAAGGGATCATAAGGGTTGGGTTCCTGGAAGGTTCATGTTGACTATTTCTGAACAGGAAATTGATGCACAGAAGGAAAAGATCCTGGAAAAGAAGCTGACTAAATACTTGGGGGAATTGTTCGATGATTAATAATTTAATTGATGGTATATCCATTAAGCTGAACCAAGTATTTGGTGATGGTGTAAGGATATACAGTGAAGATGTGAAGCAAGGTTTGACTGAACCTTGTTTTTTTATTGCTGTTCTGAATCCATCCAATGATCCTTTGATTGGATCAAGATCCTTCAGGCAGCATCCATTTGATATTCATTACTTTCCAGCAGTTCAGGGAAGTAATTTGGAACTTCAGACAAAGGCTTCAGATCTTTATGAAGCCTTGGAATGGATCACACTGATTGATGGTGACATGGTTCGTGGAACCAAGATGAACCATGAAGTGGTGGATGATGTGCTTCACTTCTTTGTGAATTTTGACATGTTCATCAGGAAGGTTGAAGTTCCAGGTGATCCAATGGAAACCTTAACAGTCAATAACAATGTGAAAGGGTGATGATATTGGCAACTAAGAAAACAGAAGAAGCTGTTGAAGTTGCTGTTTATACAAGACAGCAACTTCTTTCAGCCAAGAAATATAAGCACAAACAAGACGTTCTGAACGTTGTTTTGAAAGCTGATCAGAAATACACCATTGAACAAGTGGATGATCTGATTGAAAAATTTAAAAAAGTGAAAGGATAGGTGAAATAATATGGCACTTGGTGGTGGTACGTTCGTAACTCAAAATAAAGTGTTACCTGGTACTTATATTAATTTCATCAGCGCACTGAAAGCATCAGCCACACTTGCAGATCGTGGTGTGATTGCTTTACCTATTGAATTGGATTGGGGTGTTGATGATGCAGTGTTCACAGTTACTACTGAAGATTTTCAAAAGAATTCACTGAAGATCTTTGGTTATGACTATACACATGAGAAATTGAAAGGCTTGCGTGATCTATTCAAGAACATCAGAACTGGTCACTTCTACAAGCTGATGAATGCTGGTGTTGCTGCAGCAAACACTTATTGTACAGCAAAGTATAAGGGTGTTCGTGGTAATGATCTAACAACAGTAATTGCAGCCAATGTGGATGATGGAACAAAGATGGATGTTTCAACTTACCTTGGAACAACCCTGGTGGATCAGCAGACAGTTCTTCCTGATACAGATAATCTTGAAGATAATGATTATGTGACTTGGAAAGCTGGTGTGACTTTGGTTGCAACTGCTGGACTTGAATTGACAGGTGGATCCAACGGATCAGCAGTTTCAGGAACTGAATATCAAGCAGCACTTGATGCTTTTGAAGCATACAGCTTCAACACACTTGGATGCTTGTCAACTACATCTGAAATCAAAGATCTTGTGGTTCAGTACACAAAACGATTGCGTGACACAGTGGGAATGAAATTTCAATCTGTTTTATATCAGGCTGCAACTGCAGATTATGAAGGTGTGATCAGTGTTGAAAACACTGTTTCTGATGTTGGTGCATTGGAATCATCCCTGGTATTTTGGGAAACAGGTTCTGCAGCTGGAACAGCAGTAAATAAGTCACAAACTAACAAGGTGTATGATGGTGAATTCACACCAGTAACAGCTTACACACAATCACAACTTGAAGCAGCACTTGAAGCTGGCAAGTTCATCTTCCATAAGGTTGGGGATCAGGTCAGAGTTCTTGAAGATATTAATACCTTCACAACGGTTACTGATGAAAAATCAAGTGATTTCAGCAGCAATCAGACCATCAGGGTTCTTGATCAGATTGCCAATGACATTGGAACGCTGTTCAATACCAAATACCTTGGTCAAGTTCCAAATGATGCTGATGGAAGAATCAGCTTGTGGAATGACATTGTGACACATCATCAACAGCTTCAGGGAATCAGGGCAATTGAAAACTTTGATCCTGATGACATCACAGTTGAAGCTGGATCCACAAAGAAAGCTGTTGTGATCAATGACGTTGTGACACCTGTTAATGCAATGGCGCAACTGTACATGACAGTTGTAGTTGAATAAGAAAGGGGTGTAATTGATTATGGCAAATATCATGAATGCTAAGGATGCAGTCAGTGCTTCCCTTGCAAAATGCTTTGTGACCATTGAAGGTAACAGATATGAGTTCATGCAGGCAATCAACTTGGAAGCAAACTTCAATAAAAGCAAAACCAAGGTTCCCATCTTAGGGAAAACTGGTAAAGGTAATAAATCAACTGGATGGGATGGTGAAGGGAATGCAACCTTCCACTACAACACCAGCATCTTCAGAAAGCTGTTAAAGAGATATAAAGACACTGGTGAAGATGTTTATTTTGACATTCAAGTGACCAATGAAGATCCAACATCTTCAGTTGGTAGACAAACAGTGGTATTGAAGGATTGTAACCTTGATGGTGGGATCCTTGCCAAGTTTGATGCTGATGCTGAATACTTGGATGAATCCATTGACTTCACTTTTGAAGATTTTGAAATGCCTGAAGAATTTACTAATCTTTCAGGAATGCAATAATTAGAAGGAAGGATGATTGAAGAATGGGAAATTTATCAGGATTTTTAGCACAGAATGCTAAAAAAGTGGAAAATATCAAGCATGTAGTTTCAAAACGGTTTATGGATGATGATGGAAAAGCCATCCCTTGGGAAATCCGTTGTATTACTTCCACAGAAGATGAAGCACTAAGAAAAGCTTGCACAAAGCGTGTTCCAGTACCAGGAAAAAGAAATCAGTTCACACAAGAAACTGACTTCAACCTTTATCTTGGAAAACTGGCTGCAACGTGTACAGTACATCCAAACTTGGATGATGCTGAACTTCAGAATTCATATGGTGTGATGGGATCAGATACACTTCTGAAAACCATGCTGACACCTGGTGAATACGCTGACTATCTGACTAAGGTTCAGGAAGTCAACGGATTTGAAGTAAGCTTTGAAGAAACGGTTGAAGAAGCAAAAAACTAATAAGTGAAGGTGATTTTGAAGCAAACATTGCTTATTATTGCCTTCACAAATTTAATATGACACCATCACAGTTTCTGCAGCTTGAAAGACAGGAACGTGCTTTCATTGTGGCTGCAATAGAAATCAAGATGGATGAAGAAAAGAAGAATCAAAAGAAAGTTAAAAAACCAAGGAAATGATAGCAGGGTGGTTTCATCATTGACTGTCCTGCTAATTTTTCTTTATAAAGGCAGGTGATAAAATGGCAACAATAAGAACTGCAATTCAAGTCACTGATGGGATGTCACCAGCATTCAAAAGCATGAACAAGGCAATGAATATGGTTTTAAGTAGCTTTGAATCACTTCAGAGTGCATCCAGCAATTCCATTGATGCATCATCCATTCAAGCTGCAAGGGCAGAATTGAACAGGGCAGAAAGGGCAATCAATGACGTTGAACAAGAAATTAGGGAAGCAGACCAAGCACAGCAGCAGTTCAATGATGAAATGAATAGATCATCAGGATTTATGAGTAAACTTAAAAGTGCTGCTATTGGCTTGGGTGTTGCCTTTGGTGGAAAGCAGATCCTGAACCTTTCAGATTCAATGATACAGACAACAGCAAGGCTTGACCTTATGAATGATGGACTTCAGACCACTGCAGAACTTCAAGACATGATCCTGGCATCAGCAAACAGATCCAGGGCATCATACATGGGTACTGCAGATATAGTTGCCAAGTTAGGACAAAGGGCAGGGGATGCTTTCAGTTCTAATGAAGAAACCATTGCTTTTGCTGAAGCCTTGAATAAATCGTTTGTCATTGCAGGTGCAAGCCAACAGGAAATGGCTTCTGCAAGCTTACAGTTGACACAAGCACTTGGTTCAGGTGTCTTGCGTGGTGAAGAACTTAATGCAGTGTTTGAATCAGCACCAAACGTGATTCAGACCATTGCAGATTATATGGATGTTCCAATTGGACAGATCAGGAACATGGCTTCAGAAGGCATGATCACTGCTGATATAGTTAAAAATGCAATGCTTTCATCCACTGATGCCATCAACCAGCAATTTGAATCCATGCCAATGACCTTTGCACAGGTTGGAACTATTATTGGTAATACATTACTTCAAACTTTTGAACCAGTGATCCAGGGCGTTGGAAAAGGCGCACAGTTTATTTATGATCATTGGTCAACCCTGGAACCAATCTTTTGGGGTTTGGTCACTGCAGTTGGTGCTTATGCTGCCATCACAGGTGTTCAGACTGCTGCAACATGGCTTTCAGTAGCTGCAAACAGGGCATTGATTGTTACCATGCTATCAAATCCAGTAATGTGGATTGCACTGGCAATTGGTGTGCTTATTGGAATGATCTATAAGTGGGTTCAATCAGTTGGTGGCTTGGAAGTTGCTTGGAAGATTGCAATGAATGGGATCCTGACTGCTTGGGATTGGGTGAAGATAGGATTTTTCACAGGTGTTTATTGGATCCTGGATCTTTGGGATAAGATGAAGCTTGGAATGATGACAGCTGGTGTTGGGATCACAAACTTCATGGGTGACATGAAATCAAGTGTACTGATGATCCTTCAGAACATGGTCAATGGTGCCATAGACATCATCAATGGCTTCATAGACACGTTGAATAAGATCCCTGGTGTTTCTATTGACACCATCAACAATGTCACGTTTGGAACGGATGCAGCACTTCAGAATGAAGCTGAAAAACAAGCAAGGGATGCTGGACTTGAAGCCTATAAGACAGAAATTGAATCCAATATGGCTGACAGGGATGCAGCACTTCTTCAGATGCAGAATGATGCTATTTCAGCAACTGCAGCAAGACAATCTGACATTGATATTGCAAAAGCTGAAGCACTTGCAAAGCAAAGTGATCCAGGTGGATTTGCTTTTGATGATATGGCTTATGATATGTCAGACACAGCATCAAACACAGCTAAGATGGCAAATTCAATGGATGCAAGTGAAGAAGAATTGAAATATTTGCGCGACTTAGCAGAACAGGAAGCTATTAATAGATTTACAACAGCAGAAATCAAAGTTGAAATGGGTGGCATTACTAACCAGGTAAGCAGTGAAACTGATCTTGATGGAATGGTCACATACCTGGAAGATAAACTTTATGAAACTATGGTTGTTGCTGCAGAAGGGGTGCATGACTAATGGCATACATTGTTTATATAGATGGTGTTGCTTTACCAGTCACACCATCTAAAATACAAATGAAAATTAAGAACCAAAACAAGACCATCAACTTGATCAATGACGGTGAAGTGAATATCTTGAAATCAGCAGGACTGACTGACATCACCTTCACTGCCATGATCCCACATGTGAAATATCCCTTTGGATATTATCCTGGTGGCTTCCAGGGTGCTTCATATTACCTGGATAAACTTGAACAGCTTAAAGTGAACAAGGAACCATTTCAATTCATCTGTTCCAGGACTTCACCTGGTGGGAATTTATTGTTTGACACCAATTTGAAGATGTCACTTGAAGATTACAGTGTTGATGAAGATGCTTCAGATGGTCAATCATTGAATGTATCAATTAAGCTGAAGCAGTGGAAAGATTATGGAACCAAGATGGTAAAAATTGAAACAAGGGTTTTGAAAAGTGTTGCAACAGTTCAAGAAGAAAGATCCACTGAAACTGCACCAAAACCAAAGACATACACTGTTAAGTCAGGTGATACGCTTTGGGCTATTTCAAAGAAATACCTTGGGAATGGTTCAAGATACACTGAAATTTATAATTTGAATAAAAATAAGATTAAAAACCCAAACTTGATTTTCCCTGGTCAAGTATTGACCATGCCAAGTTAGGTGGTGGATTATGATTGAATTATTGATTCAGAACGGATCCACAGTATATGAACCTGTTGTTGAAGGATCCATCAAGTGGGAAACAGACAGAAAAGGGCAACCAGGGAAGCTGACCTTTTCAGTTGTGCCTGATGGGATCATCAACTTCCAGGAAGGAAATTCAGTCAGCTTCAAAGAGGATGATTTGAAAGTGTTTTATGGATTTGTGTTCAAGAAAGAACGTGACAAGAATGGGATCATCAAGGTGACTGCTTATGATCAGTTGCGTTACTTGAAGAATAAAGACACCTATGTTTATTCAAATAAAACAGCAGGTGAATTGATTCAAATGATTGCAGCAGACTTCAATTTGAGAACTGGAACCTTAGAAGATACAGGGTTCAAGATTGCATCCAGGGTGGAAGATAACAAAAGTTTAATGGAAATGATCCAAAATGCACTTGATCTTACACTTCAGGGAAAAAACAAACTATATGTTTTGTTTGATGACTTTGGAAGTATTACACTGAAGAATGTGGAATCCATGAAGTTGAACCTGCTAATTGATGATGAAGCTGCTGAAAACTTCAAATATCAATCATCCATTGATGGTGAAACATACAACAAGATCAAGCTTTCATATGACAATGAAGAAGCGGGGAAAAGGGAAATCTACATTGCACAGGACAGTGCAAGCATGAATAATTGGGGTGTGCTGCAATACTTTGAATCCATCAATGAAGCAGTTAATGGGAAAGCAAAAGCAGATGCCCTTTTGAAGCTATACAATCAAAAGAAAAGATCCTTGAAGATCAGCAATGCTTTCGGTGATTCAAGGGTAAGGGCAGGATCATCCATTCCAATCAGTTTGAATTTGGGTGATGTTGTCGCAAAGAATTACATGGTGGTTGAGAAAGCAACCCATACCTTCAGCAAGGACAATCATGTGATGAATCTGACATTGAAGGGTGGTGTGATTAATGCCTAATTTAATTGAGATCATAAAAATGGCAGCTGTTGATGCAGTAAAAGCATCCAATCCAGCTGCTATTGTATTTGGTACAGTAACAAGCATATCACCACTTAAAGTAAACATTGAACAAAGGCTGACACTGGATGAATCACACTTGGTGCTTTCAAGCTTGGTCAGTGATTTTGAATTGGATGTGACATTGAACCACGTTACTGAAAACACTTCAGGTGGTACTGGTGACAGTTCCTTTGCAAGTCATAATCATGCTGTTACTGGTAAGAAAACAATGACCATACACCTTGGACTTCAAGAAGGTGAAACAGTCATGCTTCTGCAGGTTCAAGGTGGGCAGAAATATATTATTTTGGATCGGATAAGGTAGGTGATGATATTGATTCCAAAAGTAAATGATGATCTTCAAAGTGATTTTGAATATGAAGAACTTCCAAGTAAGACATTCAAGTTTAATATTTCAGATCAAGTCATCACTGGAAACACTGATGAACTTGAAGCAATGGAACAGGCAATATATTTGATTCTGAATATTGAAAGGTATGAAAACCTGATCTATTCCTGGAATTATGGGATAGAAATTCAGGATCTGTTTGGGAAAGAACTGAATTATGTTCTTCCTGAACTGAAAAGACGGATCACTGAAGCCTTGCTTCAGGATTCAAGGATCACAAATGTGACAAACTTCAACTTTGAAAGAAGTGGGAAAAAGGTTCATGTCACATTTACAGCGGTAACAATATTTGGTGAAGTTCAAGCAGAAAGGGTGGTGAATGTATAGATGTATGAAGATGTAACTTATGAAGTGATCCTTCAACGGATGCTGGATGCTGTTCCTAATACAGTGGATAAAAGGGAAGGATCCATCATTTATAATGCACTGGCACCTGCTGCAGTTGAACTTCAAAACATGTACATTGAACTTGATGTGATCTTGGATGAATCCTTTGCTGATACCCAAAGCAGGACATACTTGATCAAACGTGCTGCAGAACGTGGAATCACACCTGATCCAGCCACAAAAGCAGTTGTGAAGGGTGTATTCAACATAGATGTTGAAATTGGATCCAGGTTCAGTTTGGATGATCTGAACTATGTTGTGACGGAACAGATCACCACAGGGGAATTCAAACTTGAATGTGAAACTGCAGGTGAAGATGGAAACAAGGTTGGAACCATAATTCCTATTGATTACATTGCAGGATTGACCAGTTCAGAAATCACTGAAATCTTGATCCCTGGTGAAGATGAAGAAGATACTGAAGCACTAAGGCAAAGATACTTTGATTCATTAGAATCACAGTCCTATGGTG